CTCTTCCGATCTGGAGAGAACAACCAGGGTTCCATACACCCGAATTCCAATAAGCATTTATATCTAAAGCCGAATAATAATTAGGTAGTGTGGTTGTAAAAGCACTAAAGTTATTTGAATAATTAAATAAATAACTGTCATAAAAAATACCAATACCCTCACTATCATCAGAATTTGTTAGTATTTGATTGTGTCTTGGTAGTTTTAATCCAGACACATTTTGAGGTGACCCGTCCTGTATTGGTATATTCATTCTAAAATTACCCTCAATTACAAACTGATTATTTTGTGCCCCGTAATTTGGATATCCATATAATCTAGACAAATCAATTTTTTGAGATATTGGTGGAGAATGTACATCAACTCCTCTTTGTAATATTAATAACTTTCTTGTTGTTGAGCCAGTAAATGTATTATACGATAACGCATCTAAATTACTACCATATTTATGGAATACCCCATATCTACAAGCTTCTATAGCGGCATTGGCATTTTCTGTACTTTCAGTAAAATATGCCATTGAGTTATCAAATCCCCAACTAGAGGTTCCATTAACCCCAACATCTCCATTAAAAATATGTGAGGAATCTAAAAATCTCCAAGGTAATGAAAATCGATTATCATTATTCGAAAGTGGATTAGCGTTTGATTTATAAGTATCAAAGTCAACTATATCAAGTACTTGGAAATACTCAATATCCGCCTTAAAACACGTAGTTCTAGTTAATTCTCTTTGTTCTTCGCTATACCAAGGCATCGCGTACGTAACTTGGGATTCACCTAAGCCAAAAACAGGGTTAGCATATCTAACAGTTATCGTTTCGGGTATTGATGTTGCACCTGTTATATTATTAGCGTTAATATCATTTGACATAGCAGGATTTTGGAAAGATATAATATCACCTCTACTAAATCCTGTAGTTTCGATTAACAATACTAATGTATTGTCAAAGTGATTTAAATTACCGTTAGCTTCAGGAAACCAAGTAACTTTTATTTGATTCCATCCTGTATTTCCAGGACTTAAATTACTATTAGTATTATCAAAATACTTAGCCTTAGTATTAAATAAATTTAATCTTTCCGCAATAGGTAAACTTGATGATATATAATATGTTGCACTATTATTATTATAATAAGGAACTCTATCAATACAAGGTCTATCAGGGTCATTAGACCCAGCCAACAAAACAGATTGTATATAATTAACATTTCCGTAACTATTCAATGAAGTAAAATCAATAAGATTAGAAGTATTTTGTAATGAATTTTGAGCAGTCCATTGACTTAAACTGTCGGAATATGCGTTATCACTAACATCAACACCATCAATATTACATCTGCATCTTTCACATCCATCTTCAGTATATAAAAATAAAGGTAATTTTATATTCTTAAAAGGATTATTACTAAATATTTCACTATCAATTGGTATCGGTGATGGGCAATCAAAACTTAACCCTAATAATCCAGCAACACTATTTATACCATTACAAATAGCTATTACGATGTTCGCAATTACACTAATAACGATTATAATAATTGCAAATATTGGCCATAAAAAAGCCAAAACGTGTACTATAACTACAAGAGGTACAAGAACAAATTTTAAAATTGTGAGAATTAATGTTAATGCAAGATAAATAAAATCATATCTAAAATAAGCGTCATTAGTTGGGAATGGGTTGTAATCTCCCTCACACTTTGAATCTGTGATGTGTTTAATTTGTATAGATTTTTGTGGGGCATATGGAAATTTCTGTCTAGTTACCCTATCTAATAATTGTGAAACGGTGTAAACTTTATTATATTGTAATTCAAAAAATCTATCCTCACAGTTAATGGCTTCATTAACCATTAAGTCATTACCATAATCTTCCCAACTTAAACTATAAGCGTATGAACATTGTTGTAACCATTGACTTTCTGTTAAAATAGTAACAAATAATTCACCATCAACAGATGTATCGGTTAATGTGTATCTTATCTTTACAATGTCACCACTATCTAAATTACATATTGGTATTGTTGTTTGATATTCAGGTACTACAACGTCATTAACCAAAATTTCATAACTTTGTACGTTTTGGGAATTATTAATATTAATCGCATTATCATTAAATTGCGCACCAAATACTAATTCTTGTGGGTCAGAATTATGGTTTAAAGTAATACTACCACTAGCAATACTTTGGTTAGATGGGTCATTACTAGATGATTCCCAACCATACTCTTTAATATTTGGAACTAAAAAATATCCTCTTTTATTTTCCTCTGAGAGTTTTGGGGATTGTTGCCATTTTATTTTAAATCTATACTTACCTTTTGTCGGTACTCCTACTGTTGGGTCATTTGAAACTAACCTATTGCCGTATTCATCCGTATACACATATTCTAAGTTCATTGGGACTTCAACAACCCATGTTCCATTATCATCAATTATTTTACCGTCATTTTCTAATCTAAAGTCTTCAAGTACTGGTCTTCCATCTACATCAGAATCAACTGTTTGTCTAATAGTTTCTATTTGACCTGGACCTGTAATTAAATCACATAACCAACCAGCTTTAGCAGGTGTTTTACAAGTCCTTTTTATTTTCTTTCTGTCATTAGTCGAAATTAGGGACCCCATGAACACTGCTGTAGGTTCAAGAGTAATTGAAGACTCTGTTGTTAAATCGAAGTCCGCTCTAACTATATAGTAATCACAGATATCAGGTTGACCATAAAAAGGGGCAACTTGTATTATTTTTTGTAATGTTACAATTTGTGGTAACTCACTATAATTTTCAGAAAACTTAAAAGAAGCACCATTAACTTGACTTTCAGTTGCTCTTCCAATTCTAATTAAATCTTGTGGGGTTAAAGAAAATTCCCCAATATCAGATAAATCAATCTGCATAAATAAGTTATGCTGACCAACAGGTACCCCAAAAATCATGAAGTCACCTGAATCATTTGTCTTTACAGTAAACTTATAGTATTTGTCATAAACCTCAATTACTGAAGAATCTAATAATACGTCTTCTCTCTCAGGAAATGTACCAACAGGAACGTGACCAGAGTGTGATTTAGTGTACGGTAATAAATTATACTTATAACCATCTTCATTTAAATCTTCAAAACTCTTATAAGGGTATAGAGTAGAGATTATTGGATTTAATTCATCTTCATCTGATATAGGTATAAAAATTGCAACTTTAGCATTTGGTAAACCAAATCCTTTGTTACAAAATACCCTACCGCAAACTACTCCAAAATCAGGACAATTCCTTGTATAAACATCGTTTGGAAAAATAGAAAACGATAATATATCAAGTTGGTCATAATCTTGTTCTAATTTAACTTGTAGGTACTTATCAACACCAACTTCAGTTCTAATCCTATAAGAATTTGACATATATTTTTTTTAATAAATAGTTTACTCACTATTTTTAAAAAATAAATGATAAGACTTAACTATATTATGAGAAGTTAACAGTTTGTAAGTTAAGCACACTTACAGTTATGTCATTTTGAGGAAATCTTACTTGATATATCTGACTTGGTTCAGCAAAAATAGTCTCATTAATTAACCCTATTTGTTTGGTTGCAGAGTCAGAATATGATTGTGAAGTTTCAGATGAAGAATATAATCCTCCAACCTTGTTAAACACATCAATCTTTGATAATGTTATTACTCCATTTTCACTTTGTATTAATTGTCTTATTTCAGCAACATTAACATTTTGTCCCATCTCACGATTAACAGGATTCATATAATTGGATACTCTAGTAATTATATTTGAAATTACCGCCCCCTGATTTTGAGTAGCGTCTAAAGTAACATATATTTGGAATGATAAGTCAATAACACTAGCACTTGATATGAATATGTAATCATTCATCATTCTATAGTTTGACAAATAATTAGCCAAATTACTTTTAAGGGTATTTGAAACTAATGGTGTTAATTTACCATTAATATCATAAGACAATATATTAATTTTAATCTTATTATCTTCTTCAGTAATTGCCACTTTTGCAGGAGCTCCGAATTGTGAGGGCATTTTACGTATTAATGCTTCGTAGTCACTAACTGTAACCGCTCTATTTTGAGCGGCAAAATTAAATGTAACATAATTTCTAACTTCTTCTGTTGTCGGTGCGTTAGAGCCTCCAACTGCGGCAGTTACGTTATTACAATTTAATGATGTTATTACACTTGTATTAATAGTTTGTGAGGGTCCATTAACATTAAAATTTATAGTTCCAATTTGATTCAATGTGTTAATACCTAAATTAGTCCCTAAACCTCCTCCGACTCTATACTGAATAAACAGTGTTGAATTAGCCTTTAATGTTGACCCTAATGAGAAATTATTTTGGTATTTTGATAAGTCTAACGGTGTTCCATTTCTTGCAAACTCTCTTAATAATTCATCTGTAGATGTATTACCCCCACCAAAAGTTAATTTCATAAACCCTTCTGGAGTA